GAGGCTAGAAATGTCGAGTCCGGGACCCTGCATCTCGTATTGCCCCGAACCACCCACAGGTGCATCAACCGCTGGACCACCCGTATTACGGGTTGTATTTTGAACCGCCGCCATCATGTTCTTCACCAAGTCTGGGTTCTGCTTCATGACATCATTCATATTGGGCATCACAGACTTGAACATACTGTTGGTAAGGTGGAACATCATCGCAGAACCACCAAGCATCATAATCAACTTGACCTCTGGTGCTACACTGACCTTTGAGCGATATTTCACATAAAGTTCTTCAAATACGCCGTCATAGTCATCAACATTCTCCATGATAGACTCAGACCAACCCTCAAGTTGAATCTCAAATGGATTGTATCGCTTGTTCAAAAACTCGAGACCAGTTACACAGGCCACCAACATACGACGAGAGAAACGCACAGACTGTTCAACATCAATACTGTATGTAATCCTCTTGACTTCCGACCTTAGTTCATCAACACCTGAATAGGCATTCAGGCGCTTATTGACGGCAAAACCCTTCTTTTCTAACCGTCCAAGTTTATTGACAAGGTCCGCCTTTTCTTCGTCAATTGAGGTGTACCCCTTGGAAGGTTGGTCCCCATCATCACCTGGACCATGCCCCATTGGCTCATCATCATCAAACATCATTGGTTCATCCTCTCCATAATCAATCTCCTCCTCCTGTTGAGGTTGAGCTGGAGCGCTCTGTTTATTAGGATTTACAAAAGCGTCCATAGCCTCCTGAGCTTGGGAGGATTGAACAGGTCTCTGCATTGGCCGCGTAGGTCGATGAACCGTCTTTGCACGTGGTGCATAGATTTGAATTTCATCCATAAGAGCCTGTTCGTCAGCATCTAATTTCATCACAGTTGTTTGACCTCTGTCAAGTACGATTTCTTCGTCCATCTACTGTCTATGTAGAAACTAAGAAAATCTCTTTAACGCACTTTAAAAAAATCTATGTCTATTATAAATGTTCAAACTTAACTTCAATCGCAGTGATCGAAATGCTCTCATGGCTATCGCCACATTGATGACCCTCATCTTTGTCCTGTCGTTGATGTCCGTGAAGACCGCGAAGTACCAGCCCAGGCCAATTACTATTACAGCCGTCAGTGAAGAATCTCTCTTTGATCTCAAACCTGATGTCGAATGTGTTGCTGGTGGGGGTAAAAATGGTAGCCCCTACTCGGTTGGTCTGACCCCAGGTGGTCTCTGTGGTGCCCAGAAGCTTGTGAGTGCTCATGCTGGGTATGAGATTGCGGATGGAATTGGTGGATCTTTAATCTAATCTAATAATAAATGGCTTTGATCACTTCACCATCGGAGATGATTCCAGACCTAAATTATGAATATCACACAATTACAGTTGATACTCTCGATCAGGCTAGTTCTAACAGTTTCACGTGTTTTTTGAGTCAACCTCTAAAAAATGTGGTACAGGCTAGATTGCTAGCTGCGAGAATTCGTACAAAGACGGCTACTGAACATTGTTATATTTCTATAGATGAGTTGAATTCTGTATTTAATGATCGTGCCAGCAACGTGTACGAAGGTCAGGCCTCGCTAGGTATGCTTCGAAACTCCTTTGCTAGTATCACCCATGCAAATACCGTCGCCAGTGGTGCGCAGACAATCTCGTTTAAAGATGAATACCCAATTGCGACCCAATATGTAAACCCTATTCGTAGTATTGACCGTCTCACTGTCAATATTCGTAATCAAAGTGGTGTCCCTATCGTTCCCGCAACGGCTACAGATAGAAATAATTATTTTGTTCTTCGATTCGTCTGTAGGAAACCCAACCTGTAATTTTTCTCCCCTTAAATTAGTATTACCATGTCAGCAGGTGTTGTTCAATTGATTGCCGTAGGTGCCCAGGATAAATATATCATGGGCAACCCCGAAATATCTTTCTTCAGTTCAACATTCAAAAGGCATGCTAATTTTTCACAGTCCATTGAAAAACAAACCATCCATGGAGCGGTGAAAAACAATTCTATGTCCAGTATTCAGTTTGAGAGGTCGGGTGATCTTCTCAGCTATGTGTATTTTACACTTGATGATACGAACCAGGCCCTCGATATTCAACGATGGGACACCATTATTGATAAAGTGGAACTTTTGATAGGTGGTTCCGTTATTGATACCCAAGATGCAATCTTCACAGAGAAGATTGCGATCGATACATTTGCTCAAAATGTATCAAAGAGTTCTAATGGTACACACCCAGGTATTTCTGCACGTTCATTTTTTTACCCTCTGAGGTTCTTTTTTTGTGAGGGACCACAGTGTGCTATCCCCCTTGTAGCCCTAAACTATCATAATGTCGAACTCAGGATCCATTGGGCTACCGCAGCTACAAACTATAACGTAGAGTGTTACGCAAATTACTTCTATTTGGACAACGAAGAACGTGGACAGGTTGCATCTAGGAAACATGATCTTCTCATCACACAGGTTCAAAAAAATGTCCCCTCGAATGCGCTTGTTCAAGAACTCACCTTCAATCACCCGGTTAAATATCTCGCCTCATCTGATACAACGACAGATGGTGCACTCACATCCCCAACGAATAAGATTAAGTTAAACATTAACGGTCTCGATGTAGGAAACTATAGATGGGGTAGACCACATTTTATAGACGTCACGAGTTATTATCACACAAACTTTGTGACGTCCCCAGATTTCTTTCTCTATTGCTTCTGCCTCTCAACAAGTTCTCTCCAACCCACAGGAACACTCAACTTCAGTCGCCTTGCTTCAGCAACTATCATGAGTGAGTCTATGAATATCAATGACCCAATTTACGCAGTCAACTATAACATACTTCGGATCGAAAATGGAATGGCTGGTCTACTTTATGCAAATTAAAATACAACCTTATACTAAATGGTCAAGACCTTACCGACCGTTGAGAGGTCGACTAAAATTAGGTTTGGTAAACATGTTCAAGAAGACCAGGGTGAAAATACGATCGTTCTAAATGCGAGTAATACCGTGGTTGATGCATCGGATGCTGGGGCTGTTTATATAACACCAGTTCGTTATTTTCCAGGTTATGTTGGTAAACCTGAAGTCGTATTAATGATGTATAACACAACAACAAAAGAATTAACAGAATCTGGTGAATCAGCACAAGATATCATTGGTAATGTCGGTCTTGACGAGGTAACCAACCAAGGCAACACCACTTCGAATACTGTAATTTTTTTCAATAATACCGCTTCAATTGTTACCACAGGTAATGTGGGTATAGCTAATGCATTAGCTTCTCACACCCTTAGCATCGGTTCGAATCTTTACGTTGATGATACAGGTTCAAATGTTTTAGTTGTAGCTGGTAGTGTTTCAATCAATGGAGATTTAACTATCAATGGTGGTACCACTTTAATCAAAACTGATAATTTGATTGTACAAGATCCAATTATCGAAATCGGACAAAACAATATAACTAACGATACAACACTGGATTTGGGTCTTATTATGGCTCGACCAGGGTCTAATGTGGTCGTGGGGTATAGGGAACTAAGTGATGAATTTGTAATGGCTTACACACAAAGTAGTGCCTCGAGTAATGTAATTACACCCATTACTTCTCAAGACCTCGATGTACACATATATGGTGGTGTGTTAACAGAATCTAATGTAGGTATAAAAACCACAACTCCTAACGCCGAGCTGCACGTTGTTGGTAATGTGTATGTTTCTTCAAACTTGACTGTGGATGAGAATACCCTCCATGTAGACGTTGAGGCTGACCACGTTGGTATCAACACTAAAAACCCTGATGCAGAATTGCACGTTGTTGGTAATGTGTATGTTTCTTCAAATTTGACTGTGGATGGTGATACCCTCCATGTGGACGCCGAGAACGACTCCATTGGAGTCGGGACCAAAAACCCCTCAGCCAATCTCCACGTTGTTGGTAATGTATATGTTTCTTCAAACTTGACTGTGGATGGGAATACCCTCCATGTGGACGCCGAGAACGACTCCATTGGAGTCGGGACCAAAAACCCCTCAGCCAATCTCCACGTTGTTGGTAATGTGTATGTTTCT